TCGTGCTGTCCGCTTTCCGCCACTTTGGAGAGTAAGCCGGTCAGGTAGGCCGGGACCGGTTGGAAACCGAATCGCGTCACGTCGTGGCGTCTGCTTCGATGCAGTGCTCTCCGCCAATCATGGGTCGGTCCTCTAGGGAGGTATGGCACTCCAAACGCCAAACGCAGTGTTCGAATCATTGCTGACCCGCCAACATTTCACGGATCGTACAACGGCAGTACCTTGGGCTCTGAACTCAATGATCTACGTTCGAATCGTAGTCCGTGATCCACTACCTTTCTTATTGACGGGTGGGTTGCTGGCATCCCAGGCACGCTTTGAACGTGCAGCACATAGGTTCGATTCCTATACCGTCAGCCAAAATAAAAAAGCCCCGTGGGATGTCCGGGGCAGTTAGGGAGAACGCGATGAAGCCCGAGTTTACTCTTTCGCCACCGGTATCAGTGGCTCGTAAGTGCGTTTGACGTTGAACAGCGGTGCGCCCTTATTATCGCGCGGCGCGGTCCCAGGCGGCGGCGTGCCGGCGATCTGGGCCTCCTTGTCGCCCATCTGCTTCTTCGCCTCGAAGCGCTCGCGCTTGCGCATCTCGTCGACGATTTCGGTGGGGCGTTCCATCAACATCAGACCTTCGTTCAAGATTGATTCGCCAGTATAGCCCTTTGGCATCAGTTCTGGGTGGCGCGAGGCGGGAACCGACTCCCAGCCTGCGTTCGCGAGTACCACGGCGTAGGAGCGGTTCTCTTGGCCGAGAACGCTATGGCGGCGCCATTCGTAGGTCCAGCCATCGGGGATGATGCGCGGGTCGATGTAGAACCGGTCATTGGCGCCCGCATCGCTTAAGCTGCCGTGATCGCGCAGTTCCTGCGCACGGGCCGCGGCGCGCGCGCGCGGGTCATCCACCGGCAGTTCGCGGCGGCTGGACTCGTCCGAGACCTTGATATCGGGCAGCGGCGCGGCTGGCGCTGGCGGCGGCGGCACCGGTACGTGATTCTTCGAGCGCAGTAGCGGACGCCCCGACGGGGTGTCGATGGTGTCGTCGATGGTCATGAAATTGCTCCGTTGTTGCCGCCGGTTATGGTGTATGTCGGAGGCAGCGTGCGAACGAACCACGGCGTCGGCGGCGCCACATAGGGGTAAGGCGCTGGTACCACCGGATGCAGATATACCGGATACGGCACGTATTGTGGCCGCGCTTCCAAATCTCGAATGCGCGCCTCCAATTTCTCGATCTTGTCGAGCAAAGCCTTGATGGTCATAGCGTTTCCTCAGGATCTGGCACGGGCGGCGGTGGCGCTGGTGCTCTCAGCGCGGCGATGGCCTCGGCGAGGGTAATCACCTGCGCCTCGAGGTTCTCGATGCGTTCAACCAGGGTGTGATACTCGTTCATGCGTGGTCCTCGCCTAGTGGGCAGTTCATCACGAAATCTCTAAATGCTGCGGCCAAGTCGCCTTCGATTGGCGGGCGCTTGAGAACTTCCTCAGCCAATTTGAGCGTCTCCGGTGAGAACTCCATGTCATCAAAAATGTTCAATTCAATCTCCCGTCTTTGCGTTCCTGTTCCACTTCGGCGACGCCGCGAGCGTATTCCTCGAGGCTAACGCCACTGATCTCGGCCGCCTCGCGCTGCGCAGCGGTGAGGCGAATCGTGGTCTTGCGCGCACCCGTGCCGTTACCACTACGCGATACGGGGGCCGCGGCTGGCGCGGCGCGGCGCACGGGCTCGCGGACCTCCTGGGCGGCATCGGCGGTGGGGTCGTCATCGACCGGCGCGCGACGCACGACTGGTGCCGATTCCGCCGCCGGTTCGATGCCGAGAGAGGCTTCGATGGCGCGAAAGTACTCGGGCGAGTCGGGGGCGATCTTGCGCCGCTCGGTGATCTTGTGGGCATCGAGCATGGCGGCGTTCAATTCGGGATCGCGCACGTACTCCGGGTGCTTGCGCACCCACGCGGCTGAGGTGGGCGTCAGGCGTGAGCAGAACGCCTCGACCTCATCGACCGGCGCGCGCAATTGCGGCGGCGGGGCCTTCTCCAAATCGGTCTTGGCGCGGGTGAGAATCGCGAGATTCGCCGCATTGTCGCTCATCTGGCTCTGAATCTCGGCGGCCTTGTCGAAATCCTGGGCGGCGAGCGCCGCAGCGTACTCGGCCTTGTAGACCGCCTTGTTCTGCGTCGCGTTTTCGATGCCGTTCTTGATGACATCGAGGCGCGAGGACTGAACTTCGGTCAGCGCCAGCCGTTCGGCCTCCGCTGCCTGGCGCGCGCGCCGATCGGCGTCGATGCGCGCCTGTTTTTCGCTGTCAAGTTGCGCCTGGAGCTTCTTGATGCCGTCATCGGGCTTGAGAATGGCCGCCGCGGGCGCTTCTGGGTCACTTTCGGCGTGAACGACCTCGATTTTGGCCGGTTCCGGGTCGCTCTCGACCTCAATACGCGCTGGAGGCGCCGATTGCTGCGGTGCGGGGGCGGTTTTTTGCTTATCTTCGGCCTTTAGACGGTCGATTTCCGCGAAATTGACCTCTAAATCGTCATCGGTGGCTGACATGGGCTACCACACCATGCCGGCGCGCGGCACCCGCATGCGAATCTGGTCGTCATACACCAGCCGGCAGAACACGAAGTCCTTCGGGTCCGCGCTCTCGGGGTTGGTATTGATCTCAAACGGCCACGTGTCTGAGGTTCTGGTGACGACCCAGTCGTGCAGTCTGATATCGAGGCCGTACGTGACGCCAGTGTCGGGGTTGGTGCGCTGGAAGCGGCATGCCGAGCCGATCTTGACGACGAGGCCGGTCTTCCCCTGGTACTTGTCCTCCTTCAAATTCTCGTCCGGCATGTAAAAGCGCCCGACCTTCTTCGGCCGGAAGTACACGGCGATGAGTACTTCGTTCTGTGCGATCTCCACTTCGGAGATATCGCCCAGGCGACTCAAGATTTCTTGCTTGTCGGAGTCGAATTCGACGGTGGGTTTCTTCAGGGCGGTGGGCATCTATAACCTCTGTTCAATCTTGGTGTTGGCTTCGTAGGCGTAGGTTTCGTTCACGCGCCGGTACGCGAATATCTGGCCGGCGACGTGCCGGTACGCGGCGTAGTCGGCGACGGCTGATCCTGCGATGAGAATTTCAGTGAGACGTTCGATTTCGGCATCGATGATTTTCTTCAGTTCGGATTCGAAGAGGGTGGAGGTGGTGATCACGACTCGTCGCCGCACGGCAGCCGACGCTGACGCAACTCCTGGCGACGAGTCTCCATGATCTGCAATTCTCTGGCATCGTCTGCCTGCGCTCTGCCAACATATACAAACGGCGTAATACCATTTTTCGCGAAAATATGAATTGGCTCACTCGACGGGAGTAATGCACCGGGCGTCGGCGTATCCCAAGTCGCCGAGACAGTCGGCACGGCACTCGGCTTCAACAGCCGCAACACCTCCGTCACAGGATCATACGAGAACTGCCCCTCAGCGATCTCATCGGCCCAGAAATCAATGTCGCTCTTCGGGATAATCATCTGCATCAGCGCTTCGATGCGCCCGTGCGGCCAGCCGCCAATAGGCGGCAGGAAAATCGTGCGCTCAGGCAACAGCAATGCCGGTGCGGCAGCGATGGCACCGCCTGCGGCGAGAAACCCCAGGAACTTACGCCGATTCATGGCCTACCCGTACGCGCGAATCTTCTCTCGCCGACCCTTACCGCCGCCACCGCCGTCCTTCAGCGGATACTTGCCGAGTGTTGCCGTCGGGCCGCTCGAGTCGACGCGACCACCGGACTTGCGCGGCATCATCGGAGGCGGCGCTCCAGCCATCGGAGGCGGGGCACCGGCCGGTGCCATCGGAGGGGGCGCCACGCCCTGATGCATGCCGAGAGGCCCAGCGCCGGGAGGAACTCCCGGCACCGGCATCGCGGGCTTGGGTTGAGACGGCGCGATGATGATATTAACATTCATGCCTTTTTTAGACGTGCGACCACCTCCCTTGCGGGCAATGCGGCCGCCCGCTGGCCGGGTTCCGTCGGGGATGGCGCCGCCGCTCGCCTTCGCGACGCGCCCGCCATCACACTTCGCGCAATCGCAGTCGGCGCCATGGGCGACACCGCCGCGTGCCATGCCGCCATGCTGCTTCTCAGCGCCGGGGCGCATGGAGTTTGCTTCTTTGACGTTGGCGTTGATGAGGTCATCGACGAGGGCGCGGCCACCGGACTTGCGCGGCAGGCGATCGGCGCGGGCTTTCAAAACCTCTCCAAGAACCTTACCACCGGACTTGAACGCGCGGCGGGTGAGTGGCCGCATACCGGTCTGAATATCGCCGTCGAGTGCGCCAGGGACGGTATATCCCGAGGCATCGGTGATCTCGCTGGTCTCGCGCGCCATGCGCTGGGCCTTGGATTTGGCCTTGGACCTTGCTTCTTGGGACAGTGCGCTCAATGGTGCTCCTTGGGCGGAATTTACGTTACCGGTCAATACTGTGCAAATTCACCAGTACTAATCATTTAACCCCTTATCCACATCCTTGATGATCTTCGACGCCCGCTTACCGACCCCGGACGTCGCCACCTGGCCGCCGCCTTCGGTGGTCGGAGCACGTATCAGGTCGCCCGCCAAGCCGATCGCTGTCTCATGCAGCTTCGCCTCGCGATCTCGATCTCGATTCTCGTCTTCGGTGCGGGCCTCGTGCTCGCGCACAGCCACCTCGCGGGCGCGTGTATGAGCGTCCAGTAGCTTAGCAGCGGCTTCCACAGTGTCCGATGGTAGGTCGGCATCTGGCGCCTCCGGTTGTCCCGGTGTCTCGCCCTGCGGCGCGTAGTGTCCGGTGTCCACCTTGGCCTGAACATCTTTGTCCCTGGCTTTCGCTTCGAGCAACCGGGCGGCGGCTTCGGTAGTCTTCGCCTGCGCCGCCTGTTTCTCGTTCGCCATCTTGGCCTGCATTTCCTGAAGCTGTGGCGGCGGAGCAGCTCGAGCCGCGGGAGGCACCAGAAACTGTTCAGGATTGGCGTATCCAACCGCCCTCATCGCAGCGGTGCATACGGCAATCGGATCTATCAAGTTCGGGAACAGCGCTTGCAACTGAGACAACCCCTGAATCTTGAGGACCCGTTGCCCCATCGACGCCGTATTCGGGTCCGCCTGGGGCACCAACTCGTGATCGTTCACCGCCTGCATGAACCGCGCCTCGTCCCACGGCGCCTTGCTGCCCTTGCAGCAGCGTAAGAACGCGTCCGGGTGCTCCTTGAAGCACTCGACGATCAGGCCGAACTCTTCGGCTTGGGAGGCATGCAGGCGCTTATGGACCGAGTTCATCACCTTCACCGCCTGATCGATGAGGGCAAGCGTGGTGCCAACGGGCGCATCGGCCCGGCCCTCACCCACCTGCAACTCACTGGTACCACCGACACGTTGGCCGGTCTGCACCATGTCCTGAACGAGCGACATCAGCGGCGCCATGTGCGTCGACTCGTACGGCAGCGGCATCGCCACCTGGCCGATCGGCATGCCACCGGTATCAATCGGTGCGCCGCCACCGGGCGGCACTCTGAAAATATTCGTGCCCTGGCGCGTGCCCCCCTTGGCGATCAAAAATCCTGGGAAGTTCGCGAACATGCCGTTGTCGAGCATCTCGCGCCATGCCGCGGTGACGGCGTTGGTCGTGTTGCCCAAGATATGCAGCAATCCGATGTCGTAGAACCCGAGTCCGGGCACGAACGTGTATTTCACGAACCGGCGGCGCGCGGTGGGCAGTTCCTTGTCGTCCTCGTCGTAGTTCCTCGTGATGGCGAGGATCTCGCGCGAGGACACATCGATGGTCACAACGTAGGGAATTTCAAGACCGGTGACCTTGCCCTTGTGCTTGTGCTCGTAACCGGGGATGTCGAGTTCACAGCAGATCTCGTAGATCTCGCGGTCGCGGTCTTCGGGCCGGAAGTTGTTGACGCTGACGCCCTGCTGGGCCTTCTTCGCTTCGTCGACGGCGTCTTCCTTTTTCGGCACCGGGTCGGGCAATGCCACATCTTTGTAGACTCCGAGTATCTGTAGACGCTTCACCGTCGAGCGCTTCAGATACGTGCGATGCGTGATGCGCTTGGCGTTGCCAAGGTTGATTGCCGCCTGATTGACGATCAGGTCCTCGGCATCCACCGATTCGGAGACCGGCCGGCCGCGCAGCGGGCAGAAGTAGATCTTCTTGAACGTCGTGCCACCGAATCCCAGCATCAACAGCATGCGATCGGTGTCGGCGCGATACTCGGTCGCCACCGCAGTGAGATAATGATTCATCGAACGCTCGTAGTCGTTCGCGAGTTGATCTTCCTTTAGCGATGCATCATTATCGTCATTCCGTATCTTTACGGGACCGTCGGCCGGTAGGAGTTCAGCGCTTGCATTGGCTTGGAAGCGCAGGACTGCCTCAAGCAAGAGCGGATGGCGAACTTTCGACATACCCTCAACCGGCGCGCCGTCGCTTGCCCCCTGTACATTGGGCAGCTCGATCTTCAGGCCCAACAACTTGATGCCGAGGGCGCGGTCCTCGATCCACTCTTCGCGGCTGGTGATGTCGTCGTCCACCGCGCGCAGGAGATCATCGGCAATGCCATAGAGCGTGTCCGAGGGGATGTCCTCGACGAGATTCGAGAACCACTCGCGCTTCGACTCGTTGGCGGCTGACCCTAGCGGTTTGCCGTCGAGTGAGACCGTGACCGAGCCGTCGTCGTGCTCGATCTGCACGATGTTGTCGTGCTCATCGACGACCGGGATATCGCCATCGGGCGCGTCGAGCTGGACCTCGATGTCGGCGGCTGGCGCCGGCTCGCCGGGTTCGTCGATGCCGGTGAGGCGCAGGGTACCGTGGCTGCGGAGGGGGATGACGGGCATGCTATAATCGCCGCTGGCTCACGCCATTGCGCGCCCCTTCGACGCTGAGAATTCCCATCCGGCCTCCGGGGAGTTTTCGGTGGCGCGCAGTGGCTGAGTCGCTCACACCATCGCCCCAAAAATCGATAACGGGTGCTGCATTTCCTTCGTAAACCGCGCAATCGCCACTCGCGCCACGGCCTCCTCATTCGCTCCGGCGATGTCGTAAATCCGCGTCACGGCGTGCGGCGGCTGACCCCAGACCTTCACTCGGAAGAGGTACGGACGCTGGCGGCGCGAGATCAACTCCATCGTGCATTGGGCCAAAACTTGGATTGCGTTGCCGCGATGGATGATCGGCGAGCCGTTGACGTGATCAGTCATTGGCAGCGAGGAACTCGCGGGCCTTCGGCGTGAGTTTCCACAGGGGGCGGTCGCGACCGCGGACACCGCCGACGTAACCATCGATTTCGACGAATTTCTTCTGTGTGAGTTTCTTCAAATACGAGTGCATGTCGCGCCTTTTTTGGGCGCTCGCTTGGATGGCGTCTGAGATCCGTGGCGCGACGATCGGCTTCGGTTCGCGCGCTATCGCTTCGAGAATGAGTCGCTCGAGCGGTGTCGGATGATCGACGCAGCCGGTTTTACGGCGGCCGGCGCGCTGCGGACGCATTTCAAATGATGCCGCGTAAACGCCAATAGGCGTACGTGCCCACAGTGGAATTTCCATGGGCAGTCAGACTATCTAAATTTTAATACTGATTCTATTTTTGCTTATTGATTAGCTTGAATAACTTCAGGGCGCCTTCCGGCATCTTGCGGCTGCCGTTCTCCCACCGGTACCAGGAACGGCCAGCGACCGCGACTTGCCGAGCAGCTTCCGCTACCGACAAGCCGAGCCGCTGGCGCAATTTTTTAAGTTCCTGCCCGACCACAACCTACCTCGTCTGACCTCGCCCAGACTTACCGGAACTGCCATGCCTTACCCCGCCCCACCTCGCCTAGACTGGCCCTACCATAAACTGCCAGACCATAACGTACGCGGCCACACCTAGCCTAAACGGGCACCACCAAAAACTGCCCAACCGTAACTTACCCGGCCTCAGCTCGCCCAGACTTACCGTAGCTGCCGTACCATACCGCGTCGTGACCAACCGTGACCAACCAAGCCTCGACTGCCCGACCTAACCTTACCAAGCCGAGCCCAGCCAGGCCCAGACTGGCCACACCATAAACTGCCAGACCTAACCCTACCTGACCGCGCCTTAACGAACCTTGCCATACCTTACCAAAAGTCCTGCCTAACCTGATCCCACCACACCTCGCCTGATCGCGCCATAACGTAACAAACCCGAACTGCCAGACCTAACCCTACCGCACCAAGCCTTGCCATGCCTAACCCAGACCCACCCTCCAAATCCCGCCACTCCAAAACTGCCGAACCCAAGCCATCCACTCCGTAACGAACCTAGCCGTATTTCTTCCTCGGACTGCGCGAGACACGCCGCTCCTTCTCGGCAATCGCTTCCACCACTTCGCGCGCGAACTGCAACCCTTTCCATCGCGCGCGAAATTTCTTCATCTCAAGCCAGCACGTCTGCTCTGCGCCCTGAAGTTCATCGATGGATGCTTCCAGTACGGGAACATAGCCGACCTTATCCAAGGTCCTCACGAACGCGCGAATGTGCGTCGGCTCGTTCTGCTTGTTGATCACCTCGACTTGCAGCGAACAACGCATCGCGCGCGTCTGGTACAGCCGATGCGCCTCGGCGGCGACCGTGTCGTCCCACTCGAAATCGTTGTGCATCGGATGACTTGGATCGGCGGCGAGGCTCAGCACCTCGCCATCGTCTTTGCAGCGCTGGAAAATCTCGCCAGCGACCTGTGGATCGACCTTGTACTTGCGCGTCCACTTGTACTTGTAGACCTTCGTGAGGCGTTTCATGCGATACTCCTTCGACGTAATTTACCGGGACGCTTCAGGCCACCGCTTTCAGGCGCTTCGCAGACGCCTTGACGCTGAACGTGCCGAAGTCACCGCCGAAACTGTTCGGCGCCTGCGGACGAAGTTCGCACAAGCCCACCTGGAGGCCCGCGCGCGCCAGCAAGTTCGCCACGTCCTTCGCGGACAGCGTGTCGGCGTCGTACTCGATCGTCACCTCGCACGCCCAGTCGTCATAGCGCGGCCGATTGCGCATGTCGGCGACGCCGGACTCAAGGCGCACGGGACGCGTGTCGCGTGCGACCTTGCCCTCGATCTTGATCAGCGGCGTGCCATCCGTCACGTCGCGACCATCGGCGCGCACGTTGAAGCATCCCTTCGCCTTGGTCATCGTCAGTCCATCGACAGTGCGGCAGGCCCCGATCATCGCAGCGCGGATCGCGGCCGATGGCAGTCCGTCCCACCCTTTGGTGCTGATGTAGCGCGCCGCGTTGAACTCGGCGACGTAATCCTTCGGCTCGCGCTTCTTGCGGGTGGCGTCCTTGGCGGTTTGCTTCTCCTCCATCTGCTTACGCATTTTCTCGCTGAATTTGTGCGTCATCAGCGGCGAGTTGCCCTCGATGCGCAGTGTGATCAATTCGAAATTCGGCGGGGAAATCTCAATCTTCTGATTCTTGACTTTGGCCATTGTCCTCACTCCAAAATGCCATGGCGAAATGCCGCGGCTTCAGAGTCCAGTTATAGACCAACGGCCAGGGCTAGTCAAATGGCTCCGTAGAGAGGTCCGGCTCCGTTTCCACGAGGATATGCTTTGAGAGATTCCTGCTCTTCTTCCATTTCTTTCTGCCTGCATATTATACCGTTATCTCGTAAATAACGAAGCCCCATTGAAGTCAAATCTACAAATTCATCATGCTTGGCGGCAGGGAAATTCTCGATCTGCTTAATGACCATATCCACCCATTTGTATCGCTCGGTTGGCGCAAATATCAGACCTTCGGCGAACAGGTGCTGCACCGATATCAATCGCGACATCTTGTCCTGGCTCTTGGGATCGAATAGCTGCACGCCGAATCTGGAGTTGGCGAACAGGCGGCGCATTTCTTGAGCGACACTGATGCCGGCCGCTTTATTTTCGATCAGCAGCAGATCAACCTTATATCTCTGACAACTATCCGCTACGTCCTTGACGAGTTCGTGTAATCGCAGACGCCTCTCCCATGCGTTCATAAGAACGACGCGAGGTAAAACAACCGAACGCATATCTTCCACTTCGATCGGTCTCAATCGCTGATCAGAATCGGCGATCTTGGTAATCACACGACTGCGAGCCTCACGATCATCGGAGAATACGCCCCAGACGATCAGGCCGGACGGGTCATTTTGAGAATCTGTCGTATAGGCCGTGTCAAGGCACGCGAGTACGAAATCCATTTTCGGAAACGTGGAATCCTCCCAGAGCTGCCACCATTCCCGCAAAATTATTCCGCCGCCTTTCGGCGCTGGCCGTTGCTGAATCTGGCCAGCGAATATATATGGCCCCATCGTCGCTTCGAGCTTCTTGAGAGACTCTTCGGTAAACCTCTCTGGCCACAGAAGTTCGCCTTCCACCGTGCGTGGATCTTCCCATCCTAGACTCGTCACTGATTTGCGATCAGCCTCATAGCGACCCGGCAAGCACAGGTGCGTCCATCCCTCGGCTTCGTGCTCCAGTATGTAGCCACTCAGGTCCTCTTCATGGAGCCGCTGTTGTATAATGACCATCGCACTTAATGATGGATCATTGGACCTCGTGGGAATTACCTCGGTCCACCACCTCAGTACTTCGTTGATCGATGCTTCCGAAGCAACCTCATTGGCCGCTTGTGGGTCGTCAACGCATATAATATTGCCGCCTTCTCCGGTGACGCCCGAGCTGATCGACGTGATCAGACGTTCGCCCCCCGCTGAATTCGAGAATCGAGATTTCTGATTCTGATCCAACGCGAGTTGAAACCGATCTCCCCACAGCGCCTGGTACCACGGCGACTCGATCAACCGGCGGCATTTCACGGAATCTCTGAGCGAGAGCTTGTCGTTATAGGAGGCGTAGAGGAACTGCACCCCAGGCCCGGACGTATGCGACTTGAACGCCTGCGCCCAGGTCCATGCAGGGAATGCGACCGACAGCAGCAGGCTCTTGCAGTGCCGCGGCGGCAGATTGATAATCAGCCGTCTAAGGTGCCCGTCGACCACCGCCTGCAAATGGTCGCAGATGGCATCGATATGCCACCCATCCCGCCACGGCGCCGGGTCCATGTACTTCCACGCGGTGCGCAGGAATTTGTAGAGCGATTCCTCGACGTCGATACGATCGAGATCGCGGCGCAGCGCCTTGGTGTCGAAACCGGAGATGTCGGGGAGCATGACTCCCCGATTAAATCAGCGGATGGGAATTACAGTATTAGATTACGTGGGTGGCGACCACGTCGGCGTGGGTGGCGCCACTGGCGGCGCTACAGCCGACTGCGGCGGCTCGTCATCGCCTTCGCCCAGATTCGCCGATGCTAGGTTATGCGCGAACGTCGAGCCACTTGCGCGCATGACGCCAACAGAATCACTCAATTTTCTATACATGTGCTTGGTACCAGCCGCCGTTGCCGTATACCCCGCCGTATTCGACGCGGCGACACCAAGGCGCCCTGCTTCATGGAACGCATCGACGTTGGCGCCAAGATAAATGAATGCCCAGAGTCCCGAGTCTTGGCGTGCCTTGATCATCGCCTGAATTTTCTCTTTCGTGAACTCCTTCGAGGAATTTTCCTCACCATCGGTGACGATGATGACAATCGCGCGATCCGGCTTTTCCGACTTCCAGTCTGCATCCAGTGCCGTGATCGTCCCGCCAACGGCGTCCAACAGCGGCGTGCCCCCTCGTGGCAAGAAATCATCGACCTTCAGATGCTCACATTCCTCAAGCGGTTGCATCGCTCTAAATCTTTCAATGCTCTCTGTATCAAAACGCACAAACGCCATCGATGCCGGATCTGGCAGCTTTTTCTGTTCATCGATGAACGTGTTCACGCCACCGATGACATCCTTCTCGCGGCCGGCCATTGAGCCAGAGCGGTCCAAAATCAAACATATCATCGTCTTCATCGTCGTTCTCCTTCGGTTAAATAAGTACGTCGCGCTCACGGTATCACTCCCGGCTCATCCGGCCCGATCGGCTCGCCCTGCTGGCCGCTCTCAAGCGCCTCGATCATCTCACGTAACTGCGCGCGCTGCTCGACGGTCAACTTCGTAATATCGAACACCGGTTTCTGTTCCTTGTCGGTGACATCCTCAATCTGTTTCGGCGGCGGCAGGAACTCGCCCTTGATGCGCCGTTCAGCGAGTTTGAACGCCACCAGCGCGTTGTTGGGATCGGTGAGCGAGGTGCCCATACGCATCAGGTTCTCGAGCACCGGCTTCATCATGATGAGCTTGCCGACTTCGTAGTCCTCGTCGTAGTGCTCGGCGAAGGTCGCCATCGACACACCGAGCATCTTCGCGGTGTCCTTCTTGCTGTAGCCCAAGCCCGCGTAGTTGCGCACCGAGTTCTGCATGAACGGCGACGGATGGTTGACGACCGAGCGCGCGAGTTCCAAGTCAGCGTCGTGCTTCTGCAGGATCTGTTGCGATTGCTCTCGATACCAGTTGGCGAGCGCCTCGCGCTCGGCGCCCGTGAGATTCGGCAGCGCGGGGAGTTTAGGAGGGCGGGGCATCGTCTACGCTCCGGCCGATTTCTCGCCGCACTCCGAATCTGCATAGCGCCAGAGTGTCAGGCCGGCCCAGTCGTTGATGTCTAACGATTTCGTCATGCACCAATTGTAGATGTGATATGCCACGACATTCCACCAGCATCGCCACGCGGCGCCATTTCCGTCACGCACCACGATGATGCTGAATAGATGACCGATGTGATAGAGCCCGTGAGCGAGGGGCCAGGCGATTATTTTGCGCGTGGGTAAAATCACCGCCGCACGCGCCGCGGCGGCGCCGCCAACGCATACCCGCCGGCCTTGCCAACGTCGCGTGCGTACTTGCCGCGCTTCGCGAGCAGACCGCGCACGTATTCGGCCATACTCTGCTTACCCTCCCACGCCTCGGCGGCGAGCTGCGATTTCAAGATCGGCGTGATAGCGACGGCGAGCATGACGGAGTTTTTACGGCGGTGTGGCACGTTATCCCGTGACCGCCTTCACCGCCCACATGATCGCCTGCTCGGCGTTGGTCCGCGCCAACGCGATACACCGATTATCAATCGGCAAGCCAGTCGACTGCTCGAGCCAGTTCGGGCCGCTCGACAGCAGAGCATCCAGTT